ATAAAATAAATTATCATTTAAATTTTATTATATTTGAATATACAAAAGGTTTATTTGAAAAATATATAAACTAGAAATTTTCTTTATTTTTAGGTTATTTTTGATTTTTATTTTTTAATAAAAAAGTTCGATTAATTATTATTGGATTATGTTTTTTTTAAAATATTAGAATTTCTATTTTGTTTATTTTGTTTTTTGAATTTTTTATTTTTATTTCCACGGCGTTTAATTTTTACAGGATCTGGATTTGGATCAGAGTCTTCTGTTATTGGAGTGATTTCCAATATTTTTCCACGTCCTCTTGTCATTCCTTCACGAAAAAAGAAATATTTTTCAGTAATTCTAAATGGTTCAATAAATTCTGGCTTAAATTTAAATTTAAAATTAACAATTGCTATATCGCCTATTCTTAATTCATCTTTACCATTGTTTTCTTCTTTATTTATCGTTAATTTAGCTGTTTGACATACAGGACCATAATGAATAAAAGGCGAATAACCATTCTTAATAGTTGCCGAATGATTTAATATTTCTATCTCAGCCCTAAATCTATAACAAACATATGACATATATGTTTCAGGATATAAACATATCATTCCCCTTTTAATTACTGATCTGTTGAATTCAATTGATTTGTCCAATGATGTTATTGCAAGACAACCACGTTGATGATTTTCTAGTTTTGTCACATCTTGACGATTATCATTATGAATAGATTTCACTTTAACTTGAATAAAATTTTTAATATTTGGACCTACGTAGAGTTTATCACCAATATTAATTGTATTTCCCTTAACAATTCCTGAAATAACTATACCAAGACCTATCTTATTAAATACTTGATCTATGTAGAATATTGTTCCTTCTGTTTTTGATATATCCCATAATTTTCTTGGTTGAATATTATTAATAAACGTTCTAACAGTATTTAAATAATAACCTGTTTTATTTGATATTGATATTATTGGAATAATATTTGTCGATTCGCCAAATTGATCACATAATTTAATTATATCTTGTGATGCTACAATTTCTTTTTTTTGTAATTCTTCTGGTGTTAATTCAAATTCTTTATCAGTATTTACAATTTTCACTTGTCTACCTGAACGTTTACATATTGTCTTTATGTTTTTTAAAGTGTTCTTATATATGTCTGTTCCAACAACCAAATCCGTTCTGGTAATTAAAATTATCGTTGGTATGTTCAAAAAAAATAAAATTCCCATATGTTCTCGTGTCATTTTCATTACGCCACGATTTGCGGCAATAATTACAAATGCATAGTCCGGAAAATATCCATTTAAGCCATAGGTTGTTGTTTTTAGATATTTTTCATGACCACACAAATCAATCATGGTAATGCCATGCTTACCATCATCACATTCAATTAATCTTGTAGATATGTCTGATGTTTTTCCACTTGCTATTTCATGAGGATGTTTCGCAACACTTTTTCTTGCAGAACCATTACCATCATCCAATACACCATATTTCATTACACCTATGAAACTACTATTATGTGATACTGAAAAGTCTTTTAACAGGAATTTTTTATTGTGATTGGTACTAAATCCATAATATGTATCTTCTGAACTTTTTCTAATATTTATCCCAACTGTTCTATTTAGTTTATCAATCTCGATTTCGTCACGTATAAATTTTATCCTAATCATATTTTTTTTCTCCTCTACACATATTTCATCATAATTTGTAATAAAAAATCCCAATGATTTTATTAAACAAATAATATCCCCAATTAATATTTTGTATTTTTTTTCTATAATAATATCATTATATACTTTTAATGTTGTGGGATATATATCACATCTATTAGCAAATGCAATACCATTAAGTAGTTTTAGTCTGTTTATCTTGGTATTATATTTGTAAGAGCTATGTATTGATATATTCGTGTTTTCACCATTTTCGGATTTTAAAATATTTAATCCATATTTAAACGGATCAGAAATATCTTGAAAATTACAATATTCAACCGCTTCAAAACAAATACTATATTGCTCTTGATTGTCTAATTTTAGAAAATCATTAACTGATATTGTTATTATTTTTGATGTTATGTTATCTTTTAAGCATAATATATGTTCACCATTTACTTTATATTTGTAATTTACAGTATCACATAAAAAATTTGGAATTATGTCATATAAAGTTCCATGACCTTGATGAACTTCCAAAACCTTTCTTGGCATAGAGTCATCTCCCATCAATAGGTCACCGACTTTGATATCCTCAACTTTAGCTAGAGATCCATTAAATTTCATAATTAATGTTCCCTTACCAAAACATTTTCCACTATCAACATTACCAGTGATTGCAATTCCTATTTCTGTTTTTAGTGGGAGTTTTGTTTTTTCTTTCTCTTGCATTATAATTTACTATTACAAAAAATAATCAATTATTAACAATATTCATTACTTAGTTGTTTTTAATTCAATTTTTTGCAACATATACTAATATTTTTAACGATTTATTTAAAAACTAGATCATCTTCTGAAATTATAAACTAAAAAATTGAATTAAATTCTAAATTATACAAGTATATATATAATTATCGGAATTACAAATGATAGAATATGAGGAATTCAGATTAGAACTAGAAATTTTTCTCCCAACAATTTTGTTAGATATAGTTTATGGTTATTTTAATAGTGGTAAGGTATTATATCGTTATTCAGATAATGGTAAATTGTTACAATTTGTTAAGGAATATAAGTGGACTAAAATTGATAGAGAAACGAGTATAAAAATAAAAAAATCGTTTGATGTCAAAAATAAAAAATTAGAAAACAATTATTTTAGATTGCTCCAAAAAAATAAAAAGAAAAAATATTGTATTACTGATGATTTTTATTATGTTGTTGAAAAAATTAATAATTTTTTCTGTCATAAACTCGATTGTTGTAGTATAGTAAATAAATATTATCGCGATTCTATTGTCGATTCATTAAAATACAAAACAAACCCTGTAGAAGATTTTATGACTTATAAAGGAAATATCTATTTATTAACCATTAATAGTGTAAACGTTTATGACACAAATTTCAAACTGCTAAGATCATGGGGACATGAATCATTCGAATTTCATTTTTTTGTATCAATAACTGGTTATAATAGTAAGATTTATGTTATGAAAGTTGATACCTATTTCTCCCTCCACGGATCAGAAACAAATCATAACTTATTAGTATTTGATGAAATTGGAAATTTATTACAAAATAAATACATAGGATCAGGTATTTTTAATAAGAATATAATTATGAATTGTTATGAAAATGTTTTATATGTTCTTTTCGATACTTTTAGAACTCGTATAGATATTTATAATATTCCTGATTTTAAATTAATATCAACAGAATATCTATACAAAAAAATGGGATGTGTTAGGAATGGGGGTGAAGAGTCATTTTATAAAATTATTTTTATTGGAGATAACATATATTTGTTCTCGAATCTAAGAGTATGTATATTTAATAAAAATTTATATGCATAAATTATTTTTATTTATTTTACATATTCTAATTCTATAAGTCACTAAGCTTTAACATTTATAAATGTGCTATCCTAAGTGAAAAATATTTTTTCGCTATAAGCACTAAATATTTTAGTTTTATCAAAAACATATTAAAAGGATACAATTAAGGTTTTTTGTTCAAGATTTATATAAAAAATTCTTATATATATATGAAATTCACTCAGTTTCAGAATCTTAAGTTATCGATATTTAACAAGTGACTATTTGATTAACTTAGTTGATATAAATAAGAATAAAAAAATTGATTTGTTTAATTGCCAGAAATTATGTTTATTTATTCTATATATTAGCTATCTAACAATATGTTGACAATAACAAATATACTTTTCGGCACTATTCCTAAAAGCCTTTTGAGAGAATCTTACAAGAGTAATTCAATATATGTCATAAAAGATTATGATTCAAATAGAAAGTTTAAATTTGTAGGTTGTGTTGAAGCTTGTGAAAGAGAATCGGATGATTTTGACATCTTTTTAATCGATGGTGTTTGTAAGGCGGAGGTAATTAATAAAGAGATTAGTGAAATGTATATAAATTCATTTAAAAGAAGTAGGAATATGATAAAACTCCATGGTTTATTTTCTTTTGCTGCTGCATCAATTGGTATGGTCATCTATTTAAATTCATATAATCCAGCGGTAATAATACCAAGTTATATTGCAATGGGATATGGATTTGTAGAATTTTTATCATCTTTTTATACTTTTAGACAATTCTCGAAAGAAATTAACAAGTGGGAAAGTGATTCTCTAAATGACTTTGTAAAAATACGTCAATCAATACCATATAATAATTCATTATATATTTTGGAAAACAAATTAAAAAATAAATATGTTGCTCCTGAAGAAGCAACTTATATCTGGAGAAAAGATATCCAAAAAATCATAAAAAAATTTTCATCTGATAAAGACATAACAACATCTGAAAAAGCAAATATTGTCATAAATACTATTAAAAAAAATTTCTTGACAAAAGAATGTGTTAATGAATTTGAGGAAATTGAAAGAATTGGGGAAACTGCTAATTTAGTTAATGAAATGAATCAAGTAATATCTGATTATAATAAATTAACAGAAGAATATGAAATAGAAAAAAATAATATTAGAAGTAAATATTCAAGTTCGGAAACTGAAGTTGAAAGAAATTATAACAAAATCGGTACTGCCGTCAATGCTGTATATTTGACAGATAAAATATGTCAAGAAGATGATGAAAAATTATCACCAAGAGAAAAGAAAAATAAAAAAATTCAGGAAAGTTTAAAAGATGTCATTTATTCTAGTTGGAAAATTGCTCTAAATAACGCAAAAAATTTTAATAAATATGAAATTACAGAGAACAAATTAATTGAATTATCAAAGTTAGAAGGTAATTATACTGAAAGTGTTTCCAAATTATATAAAAGAATTCACGCAATATACTCGAGTTATGAAAATTGTAATAAAGTTTTTTATTTTTAACAAATTAATAATATGCTTATAGACAAAAAATATAAATATATATAGTTACATAAATATAATTATGTCAAATTTAACAGAAAAAAATAAAAAGGAAATCAAAAAATTATTAAAGGAAAATTATGGTGGAAAAAAATATACAAAAGTCGATTATAAAAACCTAATAACTTCAATTTCGAGGAAATTTAATATTGATTATAATAACACTAGTGATTTTTTGAATCAATATTGTATTAATATTTCAAGTAACGAAATTAATTTATCAACAAGAAAAATCAGAGTCACCAAAAAGGAAAATCCTAATAATAATAATAATAATAATAACAATAATAATAATAATAATA